CACCATGACAATCCAGAAGAAGTCGAGGACTTAGCTTATGAAGCTATAGAGGAGGCTGCTTTAATGGATGATTACTTCACCGACATTGAGAGGATATACACATGATAGATAATTCTAAATACAAAGTCGTTAAGTTTTTTAATGAAAATGCTCTAAACAAACTTAATATGTGGATTGCACAGAGTGAATTTGTAGAGGGTATCTATTCCTTTTCAAATTGTAAGCCTAGCGATTCCGAAGAATACAAAGACAAATTAAGAAAAAGTAAAAACAACACAGAGACAGGACTAAGCGCTGAGAATTTTTTCAACTTAAATAACCCTGATCCTTTCTGTTTTGAGTGGGGAGACTTTTGTCATCCCAAGCGTAACGAAAATGTTATTATATCAAGGACGGTAGTAGGTGGTTATTACAATCCACATTTTGATAACCCAGCTAATGGTCAGTTCAGTACAACTATTTTCTTAAGTGACCCTTCTTCATATGAAGGAGGAGAACTAGGATTATGGATAGATGGTAAGGAGAAGAAATTCAAATTACCTGCTGGTCATGGTGTAGTATATGAGACTGGTATACCTCACCACGTTAATGCTGTAACCAAAGGTGAAAGACTTGTTGTTGTTTTTTGGACATATAGCACCCTATCAGTTAGGGAGGATTTATATGAATGGAGGTATTTACATAAAAGATTGAATGATCTAATTAAAGAGGGTAAAGAACCTATGAGTCCGTTTGTAGGTACGCTTGAAGAATTTGTTAATGATGAATTCCATAAAATTAGAATAAAGAAAGATGAAATAGAAAGAAAGTATGTCGGTTAATTATTCACAATTACAAAGCCATGCCAAGTAAAAAACAAAAACAACCATACTTCCCTAACAACTGGGAGGCTTATAATGAAGCAGACTCTTCTCTCTTTGAAGAGATAGATTTCGAAGACTTCATGTCTTGGAAGGTTAAAGGATGGGAACTACCATCTTCTGTGAGTTGTATAATAAGAACTAGGAATGTTAGATCTGGTAAAATAAAAGAGTTAGTATATAAACAGAGACATGCAGCACAAAGCAAAGTTAAACAATTAGTGCAAGGTGGTGAACATGAGTTCACAATCTGCGATTCCGATCAAGTTTATTTTCACTACGTGGACCCCATCAATGACTACAAAATCCCCTAAAGAAATCTATAGTTATGCACAGCAGGCTATGGATTTACTACCTCTCGATCATCCACATTATGAGGAGATCAGAGAATTGCTAGACCTACAAATCAAGGACGAACTAACAACCTATGCCAACTCCATCCCAAATAGATGAACAAGTTAAACTTGAAAGGGACCAAGTAGCACAAGGTCTCAAACGATTAAGGACTAACACTTCTAAGTTAGAAGAGAAGAGCTATGCATCTGCATCGGTCTATGGTATTGCTTCTATTGATGCTTTATTACCATTAGTTGTTGATCGTATCAAGGGAACAACTAATCGTATAAAGGAAGGAAAGACAGGCAAGTCATTTAAAGAGATACAGCGTTACTTAGCTGATCTCGAACCATTAGCTGCTGCGGCTATTGCATGTAAGCTAACCTTTGATAAAGTATTTAGTTACAAAGAAGGTAGTAATGCAGTAGTAAAGGTATGCGAAGCTATAGGACATGCTGTTGAAGATGAATGTCAAATGAGACACTATGAAGCTAGTGCTCCTGGTTTACTTGAGACAATCAAGAAGAACTATTGGCATAACTCTATTGGAACCCATCAAAAGATTGTAGTAGTTCAAACATTAATGAACAGATACAATGTAGAGAAGTGGTTACCATGGGGATCATCTAACAGAGTTAAGCTAGGAGCTTGGTTGTTAGACTGTATCATGGAAACTAGTGGATGGTTCTACAAGGACATGGTACAATTAGGTAGACGTAGGATAAACTACGTTAGACCTACTGCTGAGTTCATGGCAATTAAAGATCAAGTGATGCAAGAAAGTGAGTTGTTTGCTCCACTTGCTTGGCCAATGTTAATAGAACCTAACAATTGGACACCTGATAAACCAGGCGGCTATCTTCTCAATGAGGTTATGCGTGGTCATGATATGGTCAGGAGGGGCGATCACTTGTCTATACAGGGAGAAACACCCTTCAACTTTCTCAATAAGATTCAGGAAGTTAGCTACCGTTTAAACCCTTTCACTGTCAGCGTTGCTGAAGAGTTAAGTGAGAGAGGTATAAGTGTTGGGAAGTTTCAACCTATTGTTGAGATACCACTTCCACCTAAACCAGTGGACATAGCTGAAGACAAGGACGTACGTAAAGCCTATAGGCGAGCGGCGACAGAAGTCAGGAACAAGAATGCTCATGCATTCAGACGGTCGTGTCGGACTCGGATGACTATGGAGGCAGTGAGAAGGTTTAAGACTAAAGAAAAATTCTTTATCCCATGGTCTTTTGACTACAGAGGAAGAGCTTATCCTATTCCTGCCTTTCTCACACCACAAGATACTGACTTTGGTAAGTCACTCATAAGATTTGCTAATGAGTCAGTTGTCACAGCAGAAGCTGAAGATTGGTTAGCCTTTCAAGTAGCTACTACATATGGTCTTGATAAAGCTACAATGGCTGAGAGACTAACGTGGACACTAGATAATTTGTTCACAATTACGAAAGTAGCAACTGATCCTATTAGAAATATAGGAGATTGGGAGGCAGCAGAAGAACCCTGGCAGTTTTTAGCTGCTTGTGATGAATACTATCATTGTATTATTCTCAAGGACAGGAAGACTACAGGACTATGTGTAGCAACAGACGCTACATGTAGTGGTCTACAGATCTTAGCTGGATTAGCTATGGATAAAAAGACAGCACAACTCGTCAATGTGTTGCCTTCTGATAGACCACAAGACGCATACAAGGTAGTAGCTGAGGTGTCTAAATGGAATATTCCAG